AACGAAAGCGCAATATATGATCCACCTACCGTTACCCTAATTCAAGGGTACGATTACCCCTTTAAAGAAGGCAATCTCATGGGTAGAGGGCAGAAGTTCCATAGTGATTTTTCCTACAGACGTGCTATAATTATTGGTAACAATAATAAATAGTGGCTGAAGATTTCAATTTAAATAAAGAAATTGAGGATTTAAAAAAAGGAATAATGCCTTTTAATCCTGAAGGGGAAGACTACGACTATCGCACGGCTAAAAAGTTAGGTTTAAAACCAGACAAAACAGGACACTGGCCCAGTAGAGATCCTAAATCAGGGATGCTTTTAAAAGGAAGAAATCATCCTACATGGGTTAAAACCGTCAAAGGAGAAGCTTCTGAGGGTTTTGAAATATTTAAACAAAAGGGAAGGTATTTTTCTAGGCCTGAAAGAAAACCTAACCCTACATTAAGAGCTGATATTTTATCAGGATACTTTAAAAAATGATAGCAATCTGCGTAGGACACTCTCGACCAAATGACTCAGGAGCAGCTTCTGTAACTGGAGTTACTGAGTGGGACTATAACTCCCAACTGGCTGATATGATTGGGAAACGGTTAAGTGTTTCACATAAAATATACTCAACGTATAAAGGGACTAATTATTGGAGTGCTATGAAATGGTTAGCTAAGACCATTAGGAACGATGGAGCTGAAGCAGCTATAGAGTTGCATTTTAACGCAGCAACTCCAAAAGCTACAGGACATGAGTGGCTTTATTGGAAGACTTCAGAGAAAGGACGACTCTTTGCAAGAGCTTTAAGAGATTCATTTGAAGATTGTTTCCCACAGTTACGTAGTAGAGGCATTAAAGAAAAAGGCAAAGGGAGTAGAGGAGCTGGGTTTTTAAGACTAACACACTGCCCAGCCGTTATTGCAGAACCTTTTTTCGGAAGTAATACAGAAGATTTTGATTTAGCTTTAAAAAATATGGAAGGTATAGCTACCTCAATAGCTTCAGGTTTAGAACTATATAAAGAGCTTTCAGAAAGGTGGTAACTTGGAACTCCCTAAATCAATATCTATTGCTGGACGACGTATTGAGCTAGAAGCTGTCCCTTTTGGAGACGACGACCCGCCTTACGGTTTGTATTTCCACGACAAAAAACTTATTCAAGTTAACAAAAAAATTAAAGGTAAGGTTTTATTAGAGACAATAAGGCACGAAATGATGGAAGCCAGCTTGCTATTAAGTGGCGTTGGTTGGCTTGAGTCATATGAACAAGAAGCTGTTGTCCGTTGTATGGAAGAAATATTTTTCCCTGCGTGGGAAGCTTTCCTTAAAAAAATAAAACATGAGTAGATTTACTGAAAGTGATTCTTTTGCGTTATACAAACCTACTGGTGATGACCTCTCCATAGCTCATTCGAGAGCTACTAGAATGGGTGTCCTCCCTAACTCTTTTACTAGAGGTATGGGGCGTATGACAGGATGTCTTGGTGAAGTAGTTGTTAATAATTTTATTAGTCATAGTAAATATGTAGGGGACAATTTGTTTACGCACGACATTGAGCACAAAAAGAAAGCTATAGAAGTTAAATCAAAAACTTGCAGCTCAATACCTAAACCTGAATATACTGTTTCTGTTAACACACCTAAAAATAAAATACCAAACAACGATGTGTATTTCTTTACCCGTGTTCGTAAAGACTTAATGATTGTTTGGGTGTTAGGCTGGTTACCTACGACTAAGTATTTCCAAGTAGCTGATTTTATGGAGAAAGGAGATCAAGATGAGCATGGGTTTGTTTATAAAGCTGCAGGATACCATACATTTATTTCAAAGCTAAATAACCCATTTACATATAAATAGATTATTTGTATGGGCTATCTTCTTCCATCATCGGTGTTGATATGTATATAGGATAGCCCTCTCCACCAGCTCCAGCTACGTTATACCAAAAGTACTCCGCAGCTTCGTCATAAGACATTCCATCCTTGAGTATATCAATACACTTCTCTATTGAGTAAACAGCTCTAGGAGGTTCATTTTCTGTATCCACCCCAACAAATGCCTCATCTAAGTTATCTGCAAGTATTACAGGATAGTCAGGAGCAGCTATATTTATATAGTCTTCTATTTCTTCTCTAGTCATTAGTATCTTCTAAGTCAATATTCTTATCTATATCATACTTTTCTGATATATCAATTTCCCATAACTTACCACCACCGAATCCTAAAGATTTAACTGGTCTAATATTACTGTTTTCTTTACATGATTCTTCTATAATCAACATTCCTCTTCGGACAAACTCTAGTGAGTTAGACATTCCTACAGTTCTCCCGCCATTAAATTCGTGGAGCATTGCTTGAAACTCTGTTAATGTACCTCTCCACGTTTTCTCACCATCTCCGTATTCCCTAGCTCTTTTACAGAAAAATTCTACTAATTCTGCTATACTACTCCTACTTGAATTGTCGTAAGCAGCAGAGGCAATTGAGTTATCTATGTAAGATATGACACCATATCTTGAGCGGCCTACTAATTCTATAGGAGGATTCCAGTCTAAGAGCCATTTCGCATAGTAGGGAAGCTCGTTTAATATTAGTTCTTCTAAGTCTTCGTTGGATGGAAAGTCTTGAGTAGCCTCATCCCTAATTCTTAGAGCCATTATCTTGTCTCGATTACTAGAGTCTAGAGAAGGGATAACACTTAAAGAGTTGGCATCCATATTGAGTGTAAGTATGATACGTCCACTCCACGGTATACTTAATTCATCACAGTATTTAGCCATGTAAGATATGTCTGGGTTAGCAACTACCCTTTTAAATATCTCAGTGGCTTTTCTCTGGTCTTGAAAACTAGCAGCACTTTTTGTGTCATCAACACACCAGCAAGGTACTCTAGCTAATTCCTTGTTAAAAGATGTTTGGCCACATATATACTCCGAAGCATCAGAATATCCTCCTACAAGAGCTCCTATTATTCTTCTAGCGATTAAGGTCTTACCTCTTCCAGTAGGCCCTACTAGTATTAAACCTTGCCCTTGTTTTGATTTCCTAAAAAGAACAGACTCATAGAATCTTTTCATGTAGGCGTGAAAATATTCTATAGTAGGTCTTTTGTCGTTTACAAATAGTTGGTTTAACCACTTATGTATGTAAGGCCAATTTTTAGGGTCTCCACTTTCTGCTGGTTCAACTGGGTGTACGTTTTGTGAGTTTAATATACGGTGTGAGTTTGTCTGCACTACTCTATCTTTAGACCAGATAATAGGGGCTATCTCATCTATTCTATTATCATTAGATATACTTAGTATGGCCGCCTCCACTTCAGATACAGTTTGCCCTTTCTTTGCTCTAGGTAAAAACCCTAGTCTCTTAAGCTCTAATATCAGTTGTTCTTTAGGTATAACTACAGCCGTTCCATGTAGTAATTTAAAAAATTTAGTTCCGTTAAACCAATAGTTATCTAGTAAATCCCCTAACTTAGTTTTCTCATACTGCTCTACAAATTTATTGCCAAGTATTTCTTTCCACGTAACGAATGATTTACCTGCTCTGTCTGAAAAACAAAGCATACCATCCGATGTTATAGCACAACCTTCTCTTTCTATACCGTCATTTATCCAAAACAAAGGCCCTCGTTCCCCCTCAATAAATTCTCCCATCCATCTATTAGGGAACCTTTTCAAAGCTTCCTCTGCTACTACTTCTAAAGGTATTGAAGTCTCTGTTGTTTGAGGAGGTTTATCCATTGCAGCTTTAAGAATCATTGTTTTGACAACATTGTCGTCGAGAGGATCTCCTATCTTTTTCCAGTTGTCTCCAAATTCAAAGTACTGGTTAGCTCTTAAAGAAGACTTATCAAAACCAGCGAACAGACGATCTAACTGTAAGAAAGCACACATCCTATTCATAAAAGCAGGATAAGATTCCGCTGATGTAGGGACTCTTTTGAAAGGCCACACAAGACGCAGATATCCTGATTGAGTTGTACTCATCCACATAGGCATGTTGTCCTTACACTGCGTCTTAAGAATCTTCTCAATCAAAGTATGGTCAACAGGAGCATCGTAGTCTGCGACAATACCACTCACGAAGTTAGGCGGGTTATCTGCTTGTATACGCAGAGAAGGATTATCACCTTCAACCATACTATAAAAAACATGATCGGTATCTTTATCAGCGCACCACTCCCTAAATTTTGCTTTGTTGGCAAACTTAGGTTTTTTCTTTTGTATTAATAGAGGGTCTGTGAACTTATATGTCTTATCTGATTTTAGGTTTTTTAGGTATCGGTATTCCATTTTATTTTTCGTATTGAGTTAGTATTTTTCCTTCGGCTTCTAATGGGATGTCATCTATCCACGTAGGTGCAGTACTCATTATAGATATAATCTTTTGTAGAGTATCCTCTGCTTTGTCTTCATCCTCTTCGACAACCACTTCGTCGTGTACGTGAAATATTGTTTTGATACCAGCTTCTTCTATCCTAAGAAGCATGTCAGAAAATATGTCTCTTGCTAATGCTTGCGATGCGTTCTCAGCAAGTAGCCCTCCCCATAGCTTAACAGGAATCTTTCTATGTCCTTTAGCTATTTTAGCTACGTAAGTTCTTCTTTCGTTCTGTAACGAGGTATCAACTCTACCATAATTTATATATCTTCCAGAAGGTAATGGTACTTTGAAGTCTTTAAGTCCAGTATACGCTACGTGCATTCTCCTTTGTAAACCATTCCACAGACCAACAACCTTATTCATTTTAGTCCTGTACATATCGACGGCTATCTTAGCTTGTTCTAAAGGTATCCCTGCTATAATAGAGAACTTGTTAGCACTCGCTCCGTACCCACAACCCAAAACAATAGTTTTAATTAGGTGTCTTAGTTTAGGGTCTTCATCTTTTAACACACCCTTATTAGTATCCCACTCACCAAACCTTATTGCGAAAGCTTCGTATATGTCGGCACACGTGCTTATCTCTTCTAGTGTGCCCTTATCTTTTGCCAGCCAACATAGTGTACGCACCTCAATTTGCGAAAGGTCTACTGCAATTAGTTTTTTATTTGTTTTACTAGATATTAATTTACGTAAATCTACTCCGAACATCTCCCCTCTCGGTAAGTTCTGTAAGTTAAGATTACCACCGCCTCCAGAAAATCTACCTGTAGAAGCTCCCCAATACATAATGTTGCCGTAGTACCTGTCATCAGGCATGGTGGCATTATCAAAACTTTCTAGTTTTCTCTTTAAAGAATTAATTCTTCTGTAGTCCCTAACAGCCCCAATCCATTTATATTTCTGACCGTGTAATCTAATCCATTCATTAGCATCTTTATCGGTCATGGCTAGACTAACAGGGGGCTCTAAACCAATCTTACGGCACTCATTGTTGAATGCCTTACGGGAAAGAGTAGGAGCTTCGTTAATCCAAGGTATTGAGTTCTCTGCTTCGAAAATGTTTATATTAATATTCTCTATTTGTTTTTTCAGTGCGTCTATGTCTATAGGAATACCTCTCTGTGATATAGTACGGTTTAAACAACTAATACTCCGCTCGGTATCAGGCCAGTTACTTTCTAATTCTTGCCATATTTTTAAACACAGCTCTGAGTCTTTAAGAGCATATTCAGAAACTTCTTTTTGAAATTGTTTTGTCATGCCCTCCCATTTTTTACCTAACATGTTATCTCTGGTTTCCTTAGATACTTCTAAGTCAAACAGTTCAGCAGACGCATTCTTTAGTGCTCTAGGCAAACCACAATATGCAACAAGATCTGCAGTACATAACCACTCTGCATAATCTACAGAAGGCCACCATTGTTTTGCTACACCATGTAAGTATAGGCTTTGATCAAAAGGAGCGTTGTGGCTTAATGCTCTGTGTCCTTTAATAATAGACCAGTCAAAATCTCTTGGGTCTCCTACAAAGCTAGTACCCTCATCGCCTACAACAGATACCATGTAAGCGTCAAATAAGGGGTGATTAAAATAACCTACTGCCCCTAATGTTTTAATAGAGCATTCTTTGTCATAATAGGTTTCAAAGTCGATGGCAAAAGTATTCATAAATAAATTTTTTAATAGTTAACCCATCCGTGCTACATGCCCCCACGACATGATCATCGCACGGATGGGCCCTCACTATGAACAACAATAAGGTAGTCTGATATACCTTATTGAATTTTTATACTTCCAGTTCTTTTTGTATGTCTGGAATATCTATTTCTTCTCCTTTTAGGTGGGCAAGATACCACTGGAAACCTTGAAGGAGGCGACCGCAATGAGCTTTCTGAGCCTCAAGATCCTTTATTTTATTATCGATATCACCGATAAGTTTTTGGAGTTGAGTTATTTCATCCTCCACCGACTTAATAATTATTTCTTGGTCTTTCATATTAAGCGAGTCTAGCAGCGAATTTTCTAATTTCATCAACAGTCCCTTCTGTGGTTGGAGTTATACTTGGAACAAACCAACTGTTCATTCCTCTTGTTAGCAGCTCAGTTTTAAACTTCCAGTACTTCACACATATAGGGGAGTCTGGGTTAAATGTTTGAAAAGTAGCTAACCTTTCAAACGTGTATTTGTACGCATCTTTGGCTACGTTTATTTTACCCATAGAGTAGAGCTCATCTCCTATTGGGTAAGGGTAAACGTCTTCGTCTTCCTTTTCTCCTTTAGGGAATATGAATAAGATTTCCGCAAATTTAATTACGTTATGATTTGATTCCTTAGATAGTTCTTTAGCTTCTTCCTCACTAAAGACTTGTCTTGGCATTTCTGGGTGACCGAAAGGCGTGTCTTCTCTCCAGCCCTTTATTGCTTTGATAGGGATAGCTTTACACTCTTCCTCATGGAGAATAAGTGTGTGCATCTTATCAACTACAAGTGCGCCAGTTTCTCCAGCAATTTTTGATTGCGCCTGTACGACATTAAGTCTAGGTGCATTCAAGTCTTCTGCTGAAAACTCAAGCTTAGGTGCTTCAGGTATTACCTGTACCTCTTCTTTTTTCTTTTTTTGTATTGTTGTACTCATATATGTTTATTTATTTTATATTTATTTGTTTTTAGGACAGCGTATAACGCACGTCAGAGCTGGCTACAATGTCGAGATCTTGAGCAGCGTCAAGAAATTCTTTAGCTTTTTGATTTTTCTCGCCATCGGGAGCAGTATTTCCTACTGCTTTTGCTAGTTTTGTTAGGGGCATATTAACAATGTTTAATATTTCCTCTGTGTCTAAATCATATTCCTCAGCTAGTTGAGCTAGTTTCGTGTTATCTGTACACTTCTTAGGTGCTCCCATTGATTTAAGTCTTAGGGTGGGAAACTCTACGCCTTCTTTTGCCATGCTCATCGCCTTAGCTTTTATTCTATCTGCCCAAGCAGTAACAATCTTAGACACTACATATAAATGTTCTACAGCAGCAGGGTCATCAGGGTCTGCTATGTCTCCTTTAGGTAGTGCGTCGTCAGCAACTCGTGACGCAACCTCCACTGCCAATCCGCCCAAGGCAGGGCATGAATCTTCATATGTGCAAAACCTGCAGTTAACTGTTGGGTTAAGCTCATATAGGTCGGGTGCGCCTCCGTCCCACTTAGGTCTTATCTTCTCTCCTCTTTTAATTATTTTACTAAGCTTCTTAATAAGGGTAGGCACTTCATCTCTTGAGAATTTTCCCGTAAGCGTTTGATTCCTTACGGGTATGAAGAAAACAAAATCTATTTCATTTACTTCCGTGTGTGCTTGAAATGCTCCAATAGTGTAAGCTATAGCTTGCCAGTTATCTCTAGGCTCGTCGATCTGACTGATGCCAGTCTTATAATCAATCATAACTGCCTGATCCCCTATCTTAACAAACTTATCACAAGTACCCCACGTAGCTGTACCATCTAATTGAATGTCTACTTGAATCTCGTTGTACTCTTTATATTCTTTACCATTAGCAAATGTATTAAGGTATGCTTCTTCATCAGCTACAATAGCTTCGTAAATCTCGTGTTCCCCTTCATCGTGTAGTGCTGAAGGGTCTTTGACTTCAAGAGCTTCGTGGATACGAGTCCCTTTCTCTGCCGCTGCGTTAGTGCCCGACCTACCTACGTATCCTGCACAACCTGCAACATACTTTAAACTTGATGGACTAAACTCTGCGTGTCCTCTGCTTCCGTGATCTGGTTGATTATTCATCTTCTAAATCTAAATCTTCTAAAGACAAACCACATGTTTTTATTAACTGGTCGAACTGCCATTTTTGTTTTAAGATTAACTCTGTTTCTATTTCTTCTATGTAATTATCAAGACGCTCCTCACATACCTTCATTACTTTTTCTTTCAAGCTGTCTATATACTTTTTTTGTACTTGATCAGAGTTTTCCCAACTGTTGTAGTCCAAATATCTTTCTCTACTAAAACATTTATCAAGGTCAAAAGTTATAGCTTTCCCCACTCTTTTTTTTGTTAAGTTACCTACCATGTAATTCTTCTATGTTTTGTGGTTTGATTGACTAAACTCTGCGTGTCCTCTGCTTCCGTGATCTGGTTGATTATCCATGACATGCAAATTCACCGAATGTTTT